GCTCAGAACTGGTGGCGGCGTTCCAGTACACGTAGGCAGTGGGGCAGTCCTGATCCCATACGAAGTATGAGGTGCGGTACTGAAGCGCCCCCTCTGTATCAAAGTAGATGTAGTACAGCCCCGTGGTGTCTGGGATCGTCACGGATTCAGCGGTGGTCTTGGTGTACTTCGTTCCCACACACCACACGTCGTACGAGTCCCCCACAGGCTGAATCGTAAAGGTGCGGGTGCTGTTATCAAATGACATCGCGCTGTCTGTACGGTCAGCGTGCCCCATTGGCTCACCGGTGGCGGTGATGATGTTCGTCGTTACGGGGTCGGTTTCGGCCTCGTAACCCAAAGTGTCCATAGCCGTGAGCCAGAAGAACTGGGTGCGATCATCGCTGACTGCTATGAACAGGATGGTTCCAGCAGGGGGGACGTTCCACACGCCATCAGTCTGGGTTAGACCGATAGTAGGCATAGCGACTACGGAGTCCGCCCCTAGCAGAGCAGGTACTCGCACCCGTGCCGCCCCTGTATCAGGGTTAGAATACTGAACCACGGCCCTGTGTAGTTCGTAAATACTAGTACTCATTTACTCTGGCTTTCTGAGAGACCCATCTGTCTCTGTCGTATTGGGATACAGGTGGTACCTGAAACGGCTTGGTGTTGTCTAACTTCAGTTCGCTCTTAACATTCTTAGCGAGACGCAACTCGGTGGTAAAGGCGTTGGTGTGGGCTACGTGCTTCACCGACTGCACGTACCAGTAACCGTCGAAACTAGCGTCGTACCGGTTCAGTTTCAACACCGAGCCGGGAACGCATCCCGCTATACCGATAGTAGTCACGTCGGCATAATAGTCGTAATCCGCCCTATCCTCGGCACGTAGTCTGCGGTTTGCCTCCGCGAGGTTGTCTACAAAGTCACCCACTCGGTTGGGGAATCGGTTCGTACCGTTACCAGTGGTGAGGGTGGTCGACTTCAGGTTATACACAGCGTTGTCCTTGCTGAGCACCGCGATCTCGCTCTCTTTGTACTCTCCGTCAATGTTGCGGCGTGAGAACGTACCTGAGAACTCCATCACTTGACCGGGTTGTGGGTCGATGCCTCTTCCACTAGTTATCAGAGAAGTCAACTCGTGATAAAAGATCTGACGACTAAGGGCTGATTGGGGGTCGTACACGTGCATGTGGGTGCCATGGACGTTGACCCTGTATCCGAGTTGCTTGGCGTAACGAACTAGAAACTGCCAGTCAGATTCGTTGGTCTGAACAAGGGTTTCATTAACGTAATCATCTCTAGGAACGTCAAGGCTAAACCTATGCTTTTGCGCTAACTCCTTGGCAATTGTGCTGAGTTTGTATCCCACCCAAGTTCGGCTAGTGCTTCCACGCAGGTTGTAAGAGGCCCCCATACAGACAATCCTTGCTGCCTGAAAGGGGCTTTTATTCATCAATCCACCTGCGGTCAGCGATACGGGGCGCACGTCCTCTACATACCCGTTGAACCTCTGCGACAAACGGGGGCCAGTATTAATAGTTAACTGTACCGGCTTGCCGTAGTAATCAGTAATCGCTCTAGGAGGTATACCTGACACTTCAAGAACCAGCATGTCATGTTGGTTCTCTTCAAGAATGAGTTCCACCCTGTACATGGTGTTGTAGTCAACAGTGGCTCCCCCGATAGTTACCTCTATATCAGGAGATACTCCATAAGGGGACTTTACGATCATGCTGAAGGTATGCGGATTACGTCCCCAACTGCTAATCCTAAGGGGAACTTGAACTGCGGATTAATGTCTGCTATCTCCCAGAACCTCTCAGTGGTACCGAACAAGCGAGCAGAGATGCGCTCCAGTGTGTCTCCGTCCCTGACGGTGTACAAGGTATAGGAGGTTATAGTTGGATCTAGACGAGTCGCTGACTGGCCGGAAGCGTCAAGCGTATAACGGGAAACAGCATTGTAAATAGCCACAACTACACCTACCAGTCAAAGTTAAAGATACGAGTTAGAGGAGCGTAATCAGCAGACACAGAACTACCCAAGTTGGTGGGTCTATACTTAGAGCAGTAAGCCTTCGTAACGCTGGAAGTTTCTCCATCGATCTTAACCTGTACGCTGACGGCTGCCAAAAAGAAGTAACTAAAATTATCGTGCTTTTCTTCTGCTGAAGTTCTTAGGTCTCCCTCGCCTAGGTCGTATACAGTGCTACGGTCATCCTGACCGGACTCGCTCATTGCGCCCTCAGACTTTTCATCTATAATTGCCTTCCACTCATCTAAAATAGATGCACTAGTCACACCGTAGTTGTCATCATCTGTATACCTATTGCTGTCGTTTAAGTACAAAGACCACAATTTAAGTTTGTTTTTGTATTGACGTTCGTTAACGCTATCCTCTGGATTGATGTCGGCAAGAGTGTACGACTCAGGATCTGCGCTAACAGCGTAACTAATTGCGTCAGTAAGCACTGACATATTAGGTGCTTCCCACAACGCAGATTGAGATGTTGATATGTCACTTCCAAGTAAACCTTGTGCAGCATCATTTAGGGCCTCATGAACGTGCCTAACAGTTGTTGCATCTATGAATCTATGTAGTTCAACTCGTGCGTCAAACTTCATTTCCACGGAACCGCCTAAAGCGAATAGACTAGAGAGTCTGTCGTTACCTTCTTTAGCATCTGGTAGTTCAAGCCTTATACGCTTCTTAGTCCGAGTACCGGGTTCGCTGGACGAATCCTGTCTTTCGTACTCAAATGCTGCGTTAGGCTCATTGCCTACCGATACAGCGTGTCTTAGTTGAGATCCATCTTCAGTGATAACTGACAATTTGATCTTGCTGAGATCGGCCCTAATTAACTCTAGGTTTGATCCAGTAATATCGGATGCAGCATTGAATCCCGCGCCGCCCTTTAGCAGGGCTTCACCTTTCACGTCATCTAGTACGTGCGTGAAGAAGGTTTTATCCTTAGCAAAACCAATGTACTTTGACTCCATAGATATGTCAACGCGGCATTGAATAGGAATCATTTCAGTGCTGAATTTAGTAAAGATAATGTCAATATCCTGTACTAAACCCTCAACTATGTACAGTGAAGAGAACACAACACGAATGGGTAGCGGCAGCAAGAACGCGCTGTTACCCCTGTTGATGTTTACCAGTTCAGACAGTGAATCCTTATACTGCGTAGAAGAAACGTCGTCGCCTTCAGTGGCTTCTTTGGGGGCGAAGTTATCTATGTAATCACTGAAGTATCCTGCCGCCAAGTCGTCTGGGCTACCTTCTGCTTCATTAATCTTTTGATCCATGTACTCGGTCACGCCAACACCGATAATGGAAAACAAAGAAGATAAGTCGTGTAACACACCTATATGAGACGGGTTGTTCCTAGCCCATGGGTCAGTTGAGTTGCTTCCCGTAACCACCGAGTTAAAGGGATTGGCTACCTCCATAGTCCTGTCGAAGAACAAACCAAAGTTAAACGTAACATTACCGTGAATGGGCTGGGCGTACTGATACGGGTCTATCTGCAAGAAGTTAAGAATAGAGGTGTTCTGTGCTACTGACTGATTAATAGACGATGGGTTGAATTGAAACTGACATCGCCTAGACCTCTCAGATAAGAGTGATCGTATGTAGCCCCGCTTAAGTGGCGTACTAACCTGATTGCCGGAACGGTCTATGGTACGAACAGTCCTAGCCGGGTACTTAAAGTTCTGGTTGTCTGAGTTAGGTACGGCGTAACCAGAATCAGTGACTGTGTAACCGCCTATTAACCCGTTGTCCAACCCTAAGTTGTACCACTGGTTATTTCTGTACGAATCAGCCATCAGGCGTTCCTCAAATCAAGCATCTCTACTTCTTCCTTGATCATTCTAGTTACGTCCTGAGCGATACGCCTGAGATCGGGGGTGCCGGGGGCACCGTTGAAGTTGATCACAGGAGACACGTTAACAGTGGGGGATGACGTGAAGTTGTTGGTGGTAGAACCGCTCGCCGTCAATACCGACCCTGAGCGGGTGGGCGCACGGTCAGGCATGGGGTCTCCCTCCTCTGACTTACGCTCTACCGAGAACTGGGCCGCACCAGCCGCCGGTAGATAAGAGTTGTACCTACTACCTTCGTAAGTAGTCCAAGCCTTCCACCCCTGCACTTTATATAACTCAAAAGCGGCTTTCATATTGGTTGCCGGGTCATACAACTCTTCGTTGTTAGATAACCCAAACCACTCCCTGCGCTCCGGTCCCATACCACCGTACATGTTGATCTGCATTAAACCGTAGGACAAGTCCTTGCCTTCACCGTTAAATGCGTTGGACTGAAAGCCACTCTCAGCGCCAGCAATTGCCACGGCTTTCTGAATCTCATCGCCAGTAAAACCAGCGTCAGAAGCAAGTTGGGCTATCTGTAATGCTGAGAGGTTGCCTCCCTTAGGGTACGCGGCAGCGGTGCCTGACGCCCGTCCTCTTAGCCCACGGGCGCGGCCACCGCTCAAGAACTTCTGGAATCCACGGGACTCGTGCTCCATAAGCATCTGCGAGATACTGCC